TCCAGTTGGTGTTGGATTAGCTTGGAAATATTCATTAGGTGTGTAAAAATCTAAATCTTGATAACCTTTAGTGTAGAAACCACCAGACGATAGAACATCTGTATACCAGTTGTTATTTTCAGAACCAAAAATACTATTAGCACCATCTGTTATATCCCATCTATAATGTGGAACATCTTGTGTTTTCGGATATCCGTAATAATTTTGTAATAATGGTGCAAAATTTATCGTTTCAAACCCTGGTGATAAGTTTCTTCTACTACTAAAATCAATTTGTGGTGATTCAAAAAATACACCAAATACTGCACTTGGTTGTGATTGTAAATCACTTCCAAAATAAATTGAGTTTGGATTTGGGTAATTTTCTGATATAAATGGACTAACTCTCCATTCGGAGTTTATTGAAAACATTTGAGCGAAATCACCATCAATTCTATCACCCTTTCTATCACTATTAAAGAATTGAATAATACCTTTTCCTTCTGTATTGTCTCCAGCTGGGTTCGAAATTGGTAATACAGATTTCCTAAAGTTTTCATTTAACATTCGTGATAGGAAACCAACTTGGATAATATCCGATAAATCTTGATATGATGTTGATTTAACTCTATCAACAAAATACGAATTAAAATTACTATTATTACAAATTTCTGAAATAAAACTTTCTCTTGGTCCTAAATCTGTAATTGTAGTTGGGAATTGTATTTGTTTTTTATTATAACCAAGACCAGGATAATCATTTATTAGTTTTGCCGGCCAAGAACTTGGTGGTGTGGGACTATTTTTACCAATAAAATTATTACCATCCCAAGGTGATGACCTATAGTAAAAACCATTGTTAATGTCATTAAATAATATAACATCATCACAATAGGTGTATGTTGGGTTACTTACATTATTTATCGGATAAATTGCAGTTTTATTAAACGAAAACATATATAAAACACCATTTACCCAGTTATTTTGGAATGTTTGAGCGAATACACCTCTACAAGCAGCAAATGTAATAGTAAATCTAGCTTTCCATTCTAAAAACAATTTTGCGTCACTTCCGTACTCAGCAAGATATTTTTTATTTAATAAACAAAAACAACCATTAACAACTCTATTGGTTGGAACTGAACAATTTTGATTTACGGTAACACCAGTTCCAGTACCTTGGTAACATTCTAATGAAACCATACCATCACAACTTAATGTTTGTGTTAGACCACCTAAATCATTATCAAAACTTTCTCCAGATGGTAAGGCACCAGCTATTCCTTGAGTTGGGTTTGATGTAGTACCATCGGCAGTATAATAACAGAAATTATTATTTTGATGGAGGGCGTAACCGGTTCTTGGTCCTGGACCATCTTCAATACAAGACGATGTTGGTAATCTATCACTTCTCATTACGATATTATTACTATCAGAAAAATTAACACCGGTTAATTCACCAGAATTTGTGTATTTGTAATAAGCAGCAGAATATAATGTGTAAACAATTTCAGATGTTGTTGTACAATTAGAAATATTCGATTCGTATTTAGGATACCCAACTTGTGTATCGGTCCAACAATTAGACCTATACGCACCAATAATTGTTGTGTCAACATATTGTTCTAAACCAATAAAAGACCCACCACCAATAAAATTTGATTGATTTCTATATAATTGTAACGATTGATTTGATATTGTTAATGTTGCGGTAGGAATACTTTTATATGTTGAACCACCATTTGAGTATATATTCAATGTTGTATCATCGGTTGATAAATAATAATAAGGATTTATTGATGTAAAAGCAGAATAACTATTTGATGGTGTAAAAGTGTATGATGGGAAATAAACACCAGTTGATATTGTATTATTGGGTGTGTTATGTGTTTTAGGTGTTATAAGTCCTGATTGAATTGGGATATTCAGATAATACGAACCTTGTATTGTGATTGTATTTGGTGTTGTATGTCCGAAAATTTTAGATAAATCATATTTTATTATCTGTTTTTCTGTGTATGGGTCAACACCTCTAACTAAAATTATAACTTCATATTCCGTATCATAATTTTCAATCATTTCTAAAGCAACAAAATTATTAGTGTCAAGTGATATTGAATTACCATTAGCGTCTGTTGTTGTTATTGTTTGTGGTGGTGTTTGTATGTTATTATTCTTATCAACAGTATCGTATGATATTATATGTTTAAGGTAATCTTTTGGAAAAAAGGATGTTGAAGTATCAGATTGTGTTAAAAAATTTGAAACTGACATACCGGTTAAAACTTGAAAATATTCAATATCAGGAAGATACTGCATATAATTTTCCGTCAATCCAGTTTGTGTAATAGAAATTGTTGAAATACCGGTTGAATGTTGGATTTGTATCGGTAAAGTTGTTTGACTTGATATTGAAGTTCCAGTAATAGAATTTAAACCAAATTGATTTGTTGTTGCACCAGTTAAATTAATATTACCATTAGATTTATTTGGGTCTTGGAATGTAATTATATTTCCAACACCCATTTGACTTGTTGTTCCTTGTTTAGATAATAGAACAATCACATTATCTTTAAATGATGGGTTCGATAATAATGGATTTATTGTTGTTGTGATTTCATTAACACCACTAAAAAAATTATCTCTTGTATTAAATTCATTTAGTTTTTGTGGATAACTCTCAGCCTTTGGTCGACCGAAAATCCTTGGGTCATCATTACTACCAGAAACTTTATCACCCCAAAAAAGAAATGGTTGTGGTGCTTTAAATTTATTAAAATTATTTAAGTCGGTATCTTCCCAACCAGAAAACATTCTTCTAAAATCAACAGAAGCATTAGCGACAACATCATTTGTTATTTGTTTTTCAACTAAACGATTGATTAGTGATTCTAAATTATAATCCCATGCGGTCGATGATTCATAAAAGTAACCTCTATTATCATCATCCTGTTCAAATAGTGGTCTATTTTCAAGGTTTGGGTGATTCACTAAATTATATGTTTGTGAAATATTTATTGGTGCTAAAAAAGAATTTGAATTGGCTAAAGTATTATTTGAACCTTGTTGATTTGAATCAATTTGTGATTGGATTGTGTTTGAGTCGAAATTATCGTCCATTTCAGCGTTTCCACATTCACAATCACAATTATTACATTCTGGATATGAAATCATTGGTAACCCAATTCTTGGGAAACCTTTAACCTTTAAGGCGACCGCAACAGCGAAAGATGTAAAGGTTAATGCTAAAGCAACTTTAAATATGGCAACAGCGCTTAAATATACAGCATACGCTATTAATCGAATCCATTCTAAAAACCAACCAGTATTTATTATTGGTCCACCAATATTTGCGCTGAATATACCGGCGGCGGCATTTATTGATTGTGCTGAAGTTTGTAAGGCTTGAACCGCAGCAACACCAGCATCGTATGTTAAATAAATTCCAAATATAATTAAAACATATTTCAATATCGGCCAGATAAATGAAATTAAGTGAGCAACAAAAAGTAACACAAGAATTGGAAATGATAATATATTTATTAAAATATTGAAAACGAAAAATATAAAATCAAAGTTTCGTATTGCATCATTTACCGGAAATGTATTTACGGTTGTTTTACAACTTCTATTATCAATTTCTTTAATACCTAAATGTCTTGCTCTACCAAGACCATTTTTGTATCTATCTAAAAACATTGCTGTTGTATAGACCTTATTGTAATTAAATTCGTAAAATGTGTCCTCACAATTAATAGCTATTTGTTTGTCATTATAATCGTCCCAATCCAAACTAAAAGCGTATGATTTTAAAACATCAAAATAACCTTGTGGTAGAAATTTAAAATTTATTGTTTGTGGTTGCGTATTATCCGTTGGGTTTGACACAACTTGTATTGTATTACCGGCTGATACTGGAATTGATGTTATATCACCATAATATGGTTGGTTATTTATTAAAACTGTTAAATTTGATGAATTAACACTACCATCAAATATTAAACCACCAGTTCCTGGAACTGACGTTGAACCAGATATAATGCCAACTGGTAGTGTTATTGGGAATAATGTTGCACTATTTGGATTAAAAGGATCTGTATTTGATGAAACCCATCCGTGTTCTTTAATATTTGGAACAAGGAAATTTGCCCTTAAAAATTCATTTTGTAATCCTTGTTCGTTTTCCCACTTAAATTTAAATCTATATCTACCCTTTGTTGGAATACCTTTTTTGGGGTCATTTGATATTACTTGTTGTCCAAATTCGTTTGTAATTACATAATCAATATTCATCGGGACATTCACAAGAAAGGAACCATCACCATCAATTACTTTTCCATTTTGCTCAAACTGATATTCTTCAAGGATTGGTAAATTATTTTGATCCGGAAAAATTGTTTGTCTAATTGCTAAAATCTGTCCGGGTCCGGCAACCAATTCACATAAATTACCGGTATTATTTTTTGGTTTACAATTTGTTTTTAAAGCATCATCGTCAGATGTTGACATTATGGATCCCATAAAAACAGCTGTTGGTTCAATTTTAATATTTGCTTCAGCTGTTAAATCAAAATCGACTCTTGTAATACCAAATTGACAAATATCCACATCACCCCAAAATGGTGAAATTTCAATAACTTTATTTAAAGTTTTAATTTGTGGTAATTCACTTAAATTTGTTGATGATTTAAATCTATTCCCATTAACTTGTGATGGGTTAGCTATACCAGCATCTATCAAATCTTGTGGTGCTAATGAAAAACAACCGATGTCGGATAAATCAACATCCATAACCAAGGTTTGAGTTCCAGTTGGAACACCAAATATCATAAAATCACCACTATCATTTGTCTTAACAGAATACTTATAATACTTATCATATACTTCAATGTATGATTGATCCAATAACACTTCTTGTCTTGTTGGGAATGTTCCAGTTGCTGCGTGAACCGAATAAGATGGGTCTTTTGGTAATAAATTATATCTATAACCATCTTCATTTAAATCGGATAATGTTTTATATGGATATAATTCCGAAATAATTGGATTTGTTTCATCTTCTTGTGTTAATGGAACAAAAACCGATACTTTAGCATTTGGGATACCAAAACCACCATTTACTAATACCCTACCAACAACAACACCATAGTCAGAACAAACTCTGGTATAGATATCGGATTCATTTATTTTTAATGAAAGTATTTCTAATTGTTCGAAATCTTGTTCTAACTTGACATTTACATATTTGTCTTGACCGATTTCGGTTCTTATTCTATATGATTTGGGCATTAAATTCTACTTTTTTGATAAATAGTTTATTTCCTATTTTAGAAAAATAAGATTAAAACCCAATAAATAAATTATTATGAAAAATTTACGGTTTTTAAATTAATTACCCTAACATTAATATCTTTATTTGGAAACCTAACTTGGTAAATCTGTGTTGGTTCAGCAAATATTGTATCATTGATTAATTCAATTTGTTTTGTTGCTAAATCGGAATACCTTTGAGATGTTTGATTTGATGAATATTGTCCTCCAACTTTATTGTAGAATCTAATATCTGAAATACTAACAATACCATTTTCATTTTGAATAATTCTTCTCAATTCTGAAACATTAACATTTTGTCCTAATTGTCGTGTTGTCGGACTAAAGAATGTTGTAACCAAATTAATAAGTTTAGAAACAAGTGCTCCTTGATTTTGTGTTGCATCTAAAACAACATCAACATCAACAGATAAATCAATTGGATTTGCACTTTCAATTGAAATATAGTCGTTAATCATTCTATAATTTGATAGGTAATTTGCAACATTGTTTTTTAATGTATTTGATATTGTATCTGTTAAATTACCACTAGCATCATAAGATAACATTTTTATTTTAATCTTATTATTTTCTTCAGTAATTGAAACCTTCGCTGGTGCACCAAATTGTGATGGCATTGTTCGAATTAAAGACTCATAGTCGTTAATTGTTGTTGCTCTATTTTGTGCAGCAAAGTTAAATGAAACCATTTGTCTAACATCTTCTGTCGTTGGTGCATTTGCACCACCAATAGCTGCTGTTACATTATTACATCTTAATGTGTTAATCACACTTCTATTCGCACTTTCAGATGGACCATTAACAAAGAATGAAACTGTTCCAATTTGTGTTATAACATTTGAACCGAGATTTGACCCTTGTCCACCACCAATTCGATACTGAATGAATAATGTGGAATTTGATTTTAGTGCTGAACCTAACGCTAAATTATTTGAATATTTATTCAAATCAAACGAATTTCCGGTTCTTGCAAATTCTCTTAATTGTTCTTCAGCTGAAATATTTCCACCACCAAATGTCATTTTTAAATAACCTTCTGGTGTATATTCTGATATGAATTTTGTATTTGTTGTAATATATCTACCAACTTTAATTCCTGGTTGATCCGATACTTTTGTTGGGTCTTCAATAAACACTCGATCTTCGGCAAGAGCTTTTACTTCATACCATCTATTATCAAGACCTAAAAATTCTTGTGGTTCTGGAATGTTAGTGTATTGTGTTCCATCTTTTAGAATCACACTTGTAATACCCAACACATTTTTTTCTGGTAAAAACATTTCAAAATATGGTTTTACATCATTTGGTGTAATAACCCTTTTGAATACTTTGGTGATACCATTTACAACAACTTCTCTTTTAGTGATTGTATAATTTAACAATTTACCATTTGAATCAAAATTTGGGACTTTTAATCTATTTGGTGAACCTTCCGCATTAATTGGTGATGCGAAATCAATATCATATACGGTTTCAAATGGTTGTCCAGCACCAGAAACTTGAGACCCTCTTCTTAATATACCACAATACCTTAAATCTTCTTTATCACCAAAAGCTGGAACTGTAATTGAAAAATCAACTAACGCTACAGATGGTCTTTGACCTGGAACTTTTAATCCATATGTTCTTGCGATATTATAAACAGATGATTTTTGTTGTGCGTATTGTAACACCGTTTCTTGAATACTTCTATCTATCTGAAAATGTAAGTTATCGGTTACGGCTGCATTTAAATCCATTAATACAGAGAAAACACCAGCATCATTAAAATTTTGGATAAGATCTGGATAATATGTTCTTGTAAAATTGATAAGTTCAGTTCTTATCGTTTGAAAATCTCTAGCGGTGTATGATATTTTTTTCTCTGCCATACTATTAAATATTGATTATAACAAAATCAGTCGATTCAAAAGCTTGACTTGTTATTCTATAATTTATTTTTATTTTTGCGGTATGTTCTTTTTCACCAATCCCTTGGACGGTGTATTCTCTTTCGCCTTGTGAATTTACAAAAGTTCCTTTGTTTTCTTCACCTTCCGAAGCATCCTTAACTTCTATGTTTATAATTTGTAATCCTGGAATGTATTTTTCAACAGAATCTCTAATTTCAGCTTCAATATCAGAAAATGTTGGTCCATCAAGAGGTTCAAAAATATATTCATACAATCTTGTTCCGAAATCTGGTAAATAATATCTGGTTCCTTTTCTTGTTAATAATAGATGAACTAAATCACTTCTAATTTCTTCATCACTGGTATCTGATAAATCTAAATACCTACCATTAAACGATTCTCTAAAAGGAAAATTTATTCCATATGTAACACCATTTGCCATATTCAATAAATATAGTGATTGGTATTTTTATATAAATAAAAAACCCCACTTGTTGAGGGTGGGGTTCTATTATTATTATTTTATTTTACATTTTATTACCTTTTAACGCTTCACTCCAGATTGCTGAACCACCAACCATATCCCACGTCCAAGTTTTTTCTGGTGATGTTTCTCTATCATAATAAACTTTACCATCCTCATCAAGAAATAAAACAACTTCCGGATTTTGGGAAATTTTACCATTTTCAAATTTTGCCGTAATACCCAATAAACCTTTCCAAGGTCTTGTTCCTTTTTTTTCGTTAGGATATAAATCTTCTTTATCTCTGGTAACATTAAAATACAAATTAAATTCATCAACATTTTGACCTTCTAAATTGATGCTATGATTTCTATCATTATATTTGTTTATTGTGATTGAAGAGTCATCAAGTGCTCCAATTTCACCAAAATATAATTTTTTACCAATTAATCCATTAGAAATCTTTTTTGCTAAATTATCAAAAAATATTTTTCTTTTTCCCGAAATTTTTTGTTCAGTAATAACTCTTTTGACAATCCTTGCTAAATCTGATT